GCGTCTGTAATTACCGGCGAGTTGTGATAACCAAGGGAATACTGTAAGGCCTGGATTGATGTTGAAGGATATGTTGTTGAAATTGGCGGGGTTCGTTGGTGAATATACATTCATGACGAACTCCTCACGCGTTATTTCTGTGGCACCAATGTCAGAGTTCACAGAGCTCATGGCAGTGATGGTATTAGAGCTGTCAGAGAAGAGCGAGTTCTTATACTCACCCATCCCGGAGAAAGCCGTGTACGCACCACTACCTTTGACCTTCTTGCTAGCAATTTTGTTAGCTTTCTTGTCAATAGCGCTTTGAATCGCGCGTTGCTCTGTTGTGTATTTTCCTGAACCAAATATGCCGAGCATATCTTTAACAATATGCATTCCTTCCTTGACGTCATTTAGGGTGTTAAGGCCTTTGCGGCCTGAGTGTCTCGCAGGTGGTGTCTTACTCTTCTTTGGCATGTCAAATAACTGTAGGGGGTTTGCATAATCGCAAACGACGGTAGCACCGTCATAAGACTGTCCTAACCGGAACTGCAAACCCCTCAACAACAGTAACAACCAAATTGTACTGACAAATACCGAAACATAACTCCATACGTCGTTGATCAAACGACGTGCACCCTGATGACAGGTGCACTTCGGGGTATGGTGATAGTGACGATACGACTGTCCAAACCGAAGATCATCTGTGCCTGTGAACTCCCCATGACTACCGTTGAGTTGCGACGTCGAATGCACGTGGTATCCGAGAAAGTCTTGTATAGCGCTATCATTGGTAAACCCGTAGTCCTTACGATAAAAATCGATGACTGCAGGCTCAACAACGGTAACACCAACACCCAACCGTAGGCAATAAGCCCACTGGTGCATGACAAGGTTGAACTGGTCCAAGGAAACAGAGTCGGAATATGCGTGGTAAAGCGCCATAAGGTCGCAATCCCGATACACGTGTGGTGTACGCACTTTCCAAAAATGATCCTTGTCATACAGTGATTTCATCTTGGCATTGTAAAGTTGTTTAATAGTCTCACGCACAAAGACACAGGGATGGTACAAATATGCCGATAGAACACCATTGAAGTGTTGTTTCAGTTGTCGCACCGTGTTATACCTGTGTATAGTAGAACCAATAGCAAGCAAGATACTCACACACTGTCCCCAAACGTATCCGGCCATGGTGGCATAAGGCCTATGTTTCAGGAAGATAGCTGTCGTGTCGAATGGGCCATGCTCTAGTGTGATCTCGAACCCATAGAACTCGAACCCCTCATAAAACGACTGCACCTGAAAAGCCTTGTACACACACAAACAGGACATCATTGAGTTAATGATTGTTGTACCAGCGTAACCGGAACATAAACCCACCTCCGCCGAGTGTGAAAACTCAACGAAACCCTCCTGCCTGCCATCTGGGTGGCATATGAAGAGGTTGGAGAAATTGTCCCGTCGCGCCTGACGAACATCCGCCACTTGCAAATCCAGTAATGTGGTTAGATATTCCAAGAGATCGAAAGAGAGGGCTCGATGTGACTGGTCGCACGATGAAATGTCAATATTCCATGCGCTCTTTGGCTTACCATCCACAATGTCAAAGACTAGCACGTCATCAGAGAATATCCAGGCATGGACCCCCCCCATGCCGATAGCTGTGTCAAGATTAGTGCACATGTCAATAGAACTCCACCCATAAGCGAAGGTAATGTAATGCCCAGGTACAACCTCCCTGAACTTCATGATCCTCGCAAAAGCATTCTTCAACAAACTGAAAGTGTGCCCATACAAGATGATCTGGTTGTCACCAAC